GATAAGATGTTGTTGACCAACTTCTTACCCGATCATTGTTGCGGCGGCAGGACTAACGAGTTGGATATCACTGCTGAGATTATACGATATATTTTATACACCTTATTATATATAAGGATTCATCTTACGAATTATGTTTCGTATTAGTCCTTATTTAAGTTAGTCTCCAGAAGCTTGATATAATTTTCCAAAGTGCTGATGCGTTTGTCCTTCTCCAAGAGCAACTCCTTGAGATATTGGGCTTCCATCACTTCGTTGCCGATGGCTACTGTTGACAGCACATTGTTAGAGCCTACGACTGTCCCCTTTCCGTTCTCAGCCCATGAGGGTGCTGTAAAGAAGTCATCCATAGAGCACTTCAACACATCACGCAGACGTTCGAGAGTGTCACTGCGAAGATTCTTCGCTTTTTCCAAATGGTTGAGGTCGGTCGATTTACTACCGAACATACGTCTTTCAAACTCTTTTTTAGTTAAGCCAGCATCCGACATTAACTTTCTGATTATCTGACCATTAAACATAATTACCTAATTTAATTAATAATATTTAACCTATTATCGTAGGTGTTTTTACTTACTTTCGTTAGTATTTTCCGATTTTTATTACTAACTTTGCAACAAAATTAATAATAAATATTGGAATATGCAAGAAAAAAACAAAAAAAATGATGATGAAAATATCATCCTCGCATGGTATAATGAGATACCACGCAAAAAGAGAAGCAAGTTCATGGCCACACTGCAGCTAAAGCTAGAGATGAGCCAGAACACCATCTACAATAAGATGCGCACCAATACTTGGCGTGCCATCGACAGAGAGGTCATCGAGCAAATTATCAATGATGGATCATGGGAAAAATGACAGTCAGATGCAACAGCAAACAGCTTCAAGCCATCCTCAAAGATTTCGAGGATGCCAGCGTTGCCGTTGACGTGTCCTATGGTACACTCCATAAGGGCACAACAGATTTAAATATGTTCTACGATGACCAAGAAGACGGCATCGTGGCAGGTATTGTTAAATTCAGAATGAAGAACAATGAAAAAGAAGACTAAGACAAAATCTATCGAGGAGGCAATCATCGAGAAATATCCTAACGTAACCATACACGAGATTAGCTACAGCAAGTTTGGCACTCGTGTTCTGGCTACAGTGCCAGCAAGAGACGAGTTCGACAAAGACCATATCGTAGAGTGGACCGACAAAGGATACGCCACCGAATGCTATATCGATGGCAGAGACTTCCGAGAGGTTGGATGGGATGAGGATGAGCAAAAGCCAATTTATGTTCATACCAAGATGTTGCTACACAACGACACTTTTGATATAAAAGTCGATGCCACCGATTAAATGCCAAAAGTGCGAGGATGGCAGCAACTGCATCAATGGCAGATACTGCCACCCTCTCCACAGATACGTCGAGTATGAGCCAAAGGCTCTATGCGACAAAAAATAAGTATTTTGTTTTGAACTCGCTTTGCAATAATTTTGCAAGCAAATTTACAATGGAAAAGAATTATGATCAAAGCAGAACAAATTTATCAAGCTACAGATGATGGTCTCGACATCATCATCTCACTATACCCGGACGCAAAAGAATGCATCCAGAAATATTGCACGACTGGCACGCCTAAAAAGCACTTTGCCATCCGCAATGAGAAAACACCTTCCTGCAGTCTCAAAAAGTTCAAAGACTGCTGGCGAGTGACAGACTTCGGCGGCGACGGATCTGCCGAGTCACCTATCGACCTCTACATGAGAGAGAAGTGCATCGACCGCTTTCCTGATGCTATCCTGCGACTGGCTTCCGAATACAACGTTAGCGATGAACTCAAAAAAGAGGTCAACAAGCCTACGTTCACAGAGCGTGATGCCACCATCAACGAGAAAGATGGTACCAGACCTTTCGAGCTGAACGAGAAGTTCACCGAAGATGAACTGAAGGTACTGGGTCCAAACGTCAAGCAAGAGCACGTCGATGCGCTCAACTGGCATTCCGCCAAGTGGATAGGATACGTCAAAGACCGCAAGGTCAAGATTAAGCACAGCAACGAGCACTACCCTATCTTTATGCGTGAGTGCTTGGTTCGCCCAGCTGAAGGCGACAAGCCTGAGGTTAAGTTCTACAAGATATATGAGCCTCTCAACTACCAAAAGCAGTGGCGATTCTCTTACACCCCAGACGGCATCAAGCCTAAGCAATACATCAATGGCCTAGCTGAGCTGAAGGCTGCCTATCACGAGTTCAACCGCCGTGAAGAGGCTGAGTACAACAAGACCAACACAGACGAGTCCAAGCCTTACAAGGAGAAGAAACTTCCCGAGGCTTTCATCTGCAGTGGCGAGCGTGACAGTCTCTGCTGCCGTTCCATGGGCTACAACCCGTTATGGTTCAACTCCGAGACCTACAAGCTCAGCGACGAGGAGTACCGAGAGATTATGAAGTATGTCGAGGTGCTCTACAATATACCCGACATCGACGAGACGGGCATCGCCAAGGGCACAGAGCTTGCCCTGCGCTTCATCGACATCCATACGATATGGTTGCCTTCTTGGCTTCGCACCTACCACGACAACCGTGGCAAGGGGCGCAAAGACCTGCGAGACTGGATGGAGCTGCGCAATACTCGCAAAGACTTCCGCAACCTCATGACACTGGCGATGCCAGCCCGATTTTGGGTGAGCAAGCTCAACAAAAAGGCTAACACCTGGGACCACTACATCGACACGGCGTGCCTCTACAATTTTCTTCGTCTCAATGGTTTCTATACCTTGCACGATGACAACTCGACCATCACCAAATATGTTCGCATCACGGGCAACATCGTCAAGCTCATCACCACGAGAGACATCCGTGAGTTCTGCCGCCAATGGGTCATCGAGAGAGCTGAGAAGCGTGACATCCTTAACTTGGTGCTCAACACGCCAAAGCTGTCGGCATCGGCGCTCGACTCGCTCCAAGAGATTACGCTAGACTTCACCAGCTACACCAACCACTCGCAGTTGTTCTTCTTCCCTCGTGTCAGCGTCGAGGTCACCAAAGATGGACTAAACGAGTACCAGCGTGAGGGCAGCTCGCTCAAAAACTATGTTTGGCAAGAGAATGTCATCAACCACAACTTCAAGAAGTTGGATGACATGTTCTCCATCACCCGAACCATCGACGAGGATGGCAGGCCGAAGTTCGACATCGAGGTCAAGAACGTGAAGTCCCACTTCTTCGGCTATCTCATCAACGCCTCTCGCACCTACTGGCGCAAAGAGCTAGAGTATGCTTTTGAGGACAAGAGCATCGAGGAGAAAGAGGCATACCACAAGGCACACCTCTTCGACATCGCTGGCGAAGGGCTTGCCGACAACGAGATACAAGAGCAAAAGCAGAACTTGATAAACAAGATTTTCACCTTCGGCTACATGCTCCATCATTACAAGGCACCATCCAGGGCTTGGGCTCCGATGGCGATGGACAACAAGATTGGTGAAAACAACGAGTGCAACGGCCGTTCCGGTAAGAGTTTCTTCTTCAAGACGCTTTCACTGCTGATGAAAACAGTCAAGCTTTCCGGACGCAACCCTAAGCTGATGGACAACCCACACGTCTTCGATCAGGTGACACAGCACACCCAGATGCTGCTCCTCGATGACTGTGACCGCTATCTCAACACAGGTTTATTTTACGATAACATTACTTCAGATATGACAGTCAACCCAAAGAACAACCAGAGCTTCACAATTCCTTTCGAGGATAGCCCGAAGATTGCCTTCACCACCAACTACGTGCCGGCAGACTTCGACCCTTCCTCAGAGGCGAGACTGCTCTATATGGTGTTCTCCGACTATTACCATCAGCGCACAGAGGAGAATGATTACCAAGAGACCCGAAGCATCCGTGATGACTTCGACGAAGATCTCTTCTCAAAGACATACACTGAGGATGAGTGGAATGCTGACATCAACTTTTTCCTGCAGTGCTGTCGTTTCTATCTCTCCTTGGCTGGCGAACCTATCAAGATCATGCCACCGATGGATAACATCATCAAGCGCAAGTTCAAGGCCGACATGGGTGTCAACTTCGAAGACTGGGCTGCATCCTACTTCTCAGAAGAGAGCGAGCGACTCGATACATTTATCGTGAGAGAGCGTGCGTTCAATGACTTCAAGCAGTTCTCAGGCATCAACAAGGCGACCACACAGAGCTTCACCAAAAAGCTCAGAGCCTTCGTCGAGCTGTGTCCATACATCCAAGAGCTGAACCCAGCTGATCTCTGCAACAGCCAGCACCGCATCATCAGACGCGATCCAGCTAACCCAGACGGCAGCCCTGTCGAGATGATCTATCTCCGAAGCAAGAAGAGTGATGATAAAAAAGAGGATAAACAAGCTGCCAAGGCTGATGTCCCTGCAGCTGGGGGTGAATATCAATCTACCATTGACTGGAGCAAGGTAGATAAAGATAGTGATAAACCTTTCTAGCCATCCATATATAATAGAATAGATAGCCCCAAGTTATAGTGCAAAGGTACAAAAAATATCTGAATTATGCAAATATTTTCGGCTAAATTTTCAAGCATTTTTTCACTATTTTTGCAAGCAGACGAGGGCTGATTTCATAGGCAGATTTTTGCTGATTTATAATTCTTTTCCCATGTTACGAGGGAGCGATGCGCATTGGCCGTCGCTCCCTTTTTTCGTTGCCATGGGCGATGTTTCGTCTCGCTACCCCTCCATTGGCCAATGGGGGTGTCCTGGGTGTCTCGATGGGCCTTCCCTATCCTCCTTCACGCCCCGTGCCATCGTTTTCCCCACACCCCTTTCTTTTATTTTATACAAATCCTTTGTAACTCTGTAACATAATGTTGGCAAAAGAGGTAAATAATTATAAAAGATGGAGTTAAGCCGCCTTGCCGATGTTTACAAAGTTGCGTTACAACTCTGTTACAAAGTTTTTCAAGTTTGTAACAAGCCCCTTCTCCTACAGGTCTTCGACCTCGACAAAACCCCAAGTTACAAAAGCTAAAGAGTTACAATTTCTGTATCAGAAAATTGTATCACAAAAATAGTATTGATTATCAGCTAGTTACAGAGCCTTGTTTGTACGATACAAAAATACAAACTTTTCGGACGAAATTATATCACACCAACTTTACTGATAAAAGTTAGTTTTTACTGATTATCGTTAGTTATTTCAAAATTTCTTTGTATCTTTGCCCGAAAATTGCATAGCTATATGAATCCAATTGTTTACATCAAAGTTCCTACCCACATCAGACAATGGGCTTACCGAGCTTATGGCGACCCAGTGGTCTTCCCTGCCATTGGCAATGAGGTGGCTGTGCTCCGCAAGTTCACCAGCAGACCTCCCGTTGTCAACCTATCGCCTATCGACCAAGAGAACATCCGAGAGATGCAGCAGGCTGATGCCAGCCAACTGCACCAAAGTGTCAAGCATACCTTCCACGACGAGGAGTTCGAGCAGAGCCGATGGCTCACCCATCCCGAAGAGTATCTTGCCATCGAGCTGCCTGACTCCAAGGCTAAGCCTGTGCGAGAATACAACTACCTTGGCCCGCGTGCCAGACGTGCCGTCAAAGAGATGATTTCCGACCTCTTCAAGATGGATCTCTGGGCTTCGCTCAAAGACATCGCCGACCGCTCATGCAAACTTTCATCGCTCATTTCTGCATGGTGCGAACAGCATGGCATTGGCATCGATTACGAGGATACCGTACGCCAATGTTTCTACAGAATGCGTGATCAACACGCAAAAAGAGGCGTAAATTTAATGTCTATAACAAGATTTAACAAAGATTAATACAATTTTTTTCCGTCTCTGCAAACAACTCCGAACAAAACCGAAATATCCGTCGATTCCAAACAAACAGATAAATTTTCATGCTTATGTCATACATCAAAAACATCATCAAGATTGAGGTCGTGAGAGCCGATGACCTCAAGGCTGTCATCTTCCCAGCCAAAAATCTTTCCATCATTCCTGCAAGCGCAGTCTTCCAGCAGATAAAGTGCAAAACGCCGTCGAGTTGTGAAATCACTGACAAAATTGAGTCCAAGGTTCGCATTTTCACTTCAAAGCTCACCTTCAAGTCGAGCGAGCAGATAGACTCAGAGGTTCACCCGCTCGCCTACAAGGTGACTACCGCCGATGGGTGCGCCTATCTTCTGGGCAGAGACCAGCGTCCCTTCCCGGTGCTCACTCGCACCGAAAATATGCCAAGCTCGCACACAGATTCATCGCTCATCACTTATACCGTGACATGGTCTGACGTGATAAAACCACTCCAAATCATCCAATAAAAGTTTTTTTATCCTTATACATTATTATATATCTTTGCGCCGTAAAAATCGCAAAGATATATGAAGTACCAAATTTCTATCACAGGATATATTGGCTCGTGGACCAAGCTCATGGTCCGCGACATTCTCAAGGCTAACAAAGACAAGCACGTCGATGTTGCCATCGACTCCTTGGGTGGCGAGGTCTCCGCAGGTCTCGCCATCTGCCAGATGTTCAAGTCACATGGTGATGTGACCGTTGACTTCCAGGCTGGCTTCTCTGCCTCTGCTGCCACCATCTGTGCGATGGGTGCCAGCAAGATTCGCATGAGCAAATATAGCTTACTCCTGGTACACAAGTGCTCTACCGAGCAGTTTGTGTGGTCTGCGCTCAACGAGGAGCAGATTGGATCGCTCATCGAACAGCTACAGAAACAGCAAGAGAACCAGCAGAAAATCGACAACATCATCGCCAACGTTTACTGCGATCGCTCGGGCAAGAAGCACGAGGACATCGTCAAGGTGATGTCCGAGGCCAAGTGGCACACCGTCGATGAGTGCATCGAACTGGGTCTCGTCGATGAGTCCATGGATGGCAAACCTGCTGACATCACTGAGCAGACACAAGACTTCATCAAGTACAACAATCTTCCGGTGCTCCCTGAGGTCGTCAACTCTTGGTATGATAAAAAGCCAAGCTTCATCGACCGAATTTTCGGTAAAGATAAATCTCAAAACAAAATTATTAATATGATTAAAAAATGGACTCACATCAACAATGTCCTCAACATCGAGGGCATTGAGGCAGAGGATTCAGCCAAGGACTGCACCATCTCTCAGGAGCAGATGCAGAAGCTGGAGGATAAGATTGCTGCCGACTCCAAGGCCGTGACCGACAAAGACACAGAACTTCAGAAGGTCAAGGATGAGAAGAAGGAGTTAGAGACTCAGGTCAAGAATCTCGAAAAGGAGAGAGATGACCTGAAGGATAAAGTGAAGGATCTGGAGGGAGAGCCTGGTGGCGACACGCACACTGCTGTCGATGACACCAAGGTCGAGGATTTCTGCTCAGATCAAGTGTTGGATGCTTTAAATCAGTTCGCATAATATGGCAGATAATAAATTCATTGCGCCTGCAGATGTCGATGTACAGCTGCAGAACACTGCGAAAACTTACCGTTCGCAGTTGATTACGATGCCGACAAAGGGCTTGGCTCAGTCGCTCAAATATATGACCCTGCGCCCGGGCATCAGAGTTTCAGAGACCGTGGGCGAGTTGCTCGGCAACGCTGAGCTCGGTCCATACGACGAGAACCGTGTGGGCGATGGTGGCGTTAAGATTACACCTCGTACCCTGCAGGTGTACCTCGGCAACGTTGACATCAAGTTCTCCCCTAACTCGGTTTATTCCACTATCTGGGGTGCCAACGCCATGAATGGCGAAGCGCTTAAGAACGTGCCTATCACCCTTCAGGTGCTGCAGTTGCTTGCGCTCAAGCTGGGCAAAAACCTCAACCTCCACATCTTCGATGCCGTGCGCAACGACCTGGGCAAGGGTTCAAAAGACCTTTTCAATGGTTTCGATACCATCGCCAAGACAGAGTTGACCAATGCCAAGCTGTCTAGCGAACTCGGCAACCTCATCAAGGTCTCAGACATTCTGGGCAGCGACGCTTCCATCAGCGACGACAACGCCGTTGACTTCGCTCAGGCCATCTGCGAGTCGGCTGACGAAGAGCTGATTGGCGAAGAGAAGCTTTATCTCTACGTGCCACAGGCGTTCATCAACCTCTACAACCGCAACTACCTCAAAAAGTTTGGCAATGTGCCATACAATACAGGTTACAACCACAACACCATCGAGGGCTTCGACAACGTAGAGATGGTACCGCTCGTCAACAAGAAGAATGCGCCATTCTTCCAGCTCACCACTCGCAACAACATGCTCGTGGGGGTCAACGAGGCAAACAACAGCGACGAGGAGAAGATCAGCGTGGAGAAGTACCACCCTTGGAAGCTCGACTTCATCGCCACCAAGTTCTTCGGCTGCCAGTACGAGAGCATCAACAAAGAGCGCCTTCTTGTCATCACCAACGATGGTACCACACCGCTCATCCAGAAGACTTCGCTCGCAGAGGCTGCAAGCAACACTGCCAGTGGCGACCCAGTGGATACGTCTTCAAGCGACACTGACGATGAGGGCAAGGAGTAAAGTTTCACCTTATTATATATAGGAGATTAAATTATGGCTTGTACTACAAAAGATTTATATAAATCAGTCAAAAAATGTCCTGGGGCTCGCATAGCCCCAGGCATTAAACCTCGTGTATTCTTCATCCTCAAGAGTCAGATCCTGACTTGGCCAACATTGCCAGCAGCTGATGACAAGACCACAGACCCGGCCAAGCTCGCTCAATATACGGGCGACTTCACATTGGCGAGCGATGCCAAGTGGCACAGCCTAGACCTTGTCGATGCCAAGAGCAATTTTACAGCTGAGACTCAGGGCGAGGCACCTTCCGCTACGTTCCTCAACAAGGGCGAGTTCGTGGTCGGTGGTACCGACGAGGACATCAGTGGCTTCGCTACCATGGCTATCAACGACGAACTCATCATGATGGTGCAAGACCGCAAGGGTCGTGCCCGTCTCATCGGCTGCGAGGCTTTCGCTCCTAAGATTACCGTCAGCCAGGCTTCAGGCAGCGGCGTGACCGATGCTTGCACCACAACCGTCAACACCGAGGCGACAGACTTCTGCCCTACACCGTTCTATCCTGGCAAGATCGAGACAGAGTCCGGAGACATCAGCGGTGCCGATGGCTCTGTATGGGAGGCGGCATAAACGTTCATTTGCCCAAATTTTTGCATAACTACATACAGTTTAAACTTCAAAGCTTAGGTGGCTCTCGCTTCGTGCCTGAGCCACCTTTGTTCTTTTCATCAAAAACATTCTTATATATGGATCATCAATTCACCAAACAGATACAGGCGTGGCTCAATGCCAAGCACGAGAGCGACGCTGACATCATCAAGGGCGCAGGCATGCTCTTCCGTCTCAACCGCAATCGCTTCTACCATGCTCGTGCCACCCGACAGCCACAGGCTTATCGTTCCAACATTGAGTATGAGCTGAATAAGTTCCTGAAGATTCGTCTCGATGGCATGACCATCGAAGAGGTCAAGCAGATGGATGCCATCGTCATACCAGAGGCGCAAGCCATCATCAGTGAGGGCGTACCTGTGGCAACGACCGAAGAAACGACCGATACGACCGAGAAAACGACCAAAAAGACCGATGAAACCGACGAAAATGGCAATGAAATCGCAAAAAATGCCGATTCCATCGACGATGATGGCTCGACCGATGATGCCGAGCTTCCTTCCTCCGAGAGCGATGGCGTGGCGGTCATCCGCAAGGGCAAGCGCAGCGACCATGAGTTTCTTCCTGCCGAGGTTGCCGCTCTCTGGGATGCCAACGCCAAGCGATACAAGCAGATTAAATCCACCTTCGAGACGCTCAAGACGATGGAGCACCAGGAGCCATGCGACCGATACGAGCTTCTCAAGATACTCTCCGACCTCGACAAGCGCTATCGTGCCGACATGCTCACCTACGACTCATACCAGGTCACCACTGCCGACCGTGACCGTGTAGCCAAGGCTAAGCTAGCCGCCAATGCCGACCAAGGTCAAGGTCAGTGACCTGCTCCGTCCCATCGCCGATGCCCAGACGCAAGCCTACTTCGGGCGACACCTCCACACCCTCGGTCTCATCAAGTGGATTCTCTCCCAGATAGGTCCTGCAGATGTGTGGGTGTCTTCCTACTCCACCTCCGAGGAGTTCCTGCGTGGCTTCCGCCTGATGCGCCAGTCGGGCAGCATCCTGTCGGCAACGATGCTGCTCGATGTCAAGGCGAGCAAGAAGACCGTGCAGCTGTGGCGCATGATGCAGACCTGCTTCGACGATGTGTTCCTGGGGCAAAACCACTCCAAGGTGACACTCTTCCGCAACGACCAGCACGTCGTGTCGGTCGTCACCTCGCAAAACCAGACCTATGGCAGCCGAGACGAGTCAACCATCATCACCACCGACCCGCAGGTCTTCGCCGACCTCTTCGGCGGATATACCCTACATTGTGACACTCAAAGCTTAAGAATCAATGGAAATTTCTCAGGAATTACTCAAAAAAGTGCAAGACTTCGCGGAGACGTTGACTCCGATATCCGAGATGTCCGTCCTTTTGGATATTAGCGAGGACGATCTGCGTGACGAGATACTGAAGCCCGACTCCGAGCTTCACCGTGTCTATTACTTGGGCATGGCGACGGTGCGCCAGCAGATACGCAAAAACGAGCTAGACCTGGCTGCGGCTGGCTCGCCACAGGCGGTGCAGCGCACACACGAATATCTGAACCAAATGTTAGAGGAGATTAGAATATGAGAGAACCCGCCAACATCGATGCCATCATCGAACTGATGGACCGCACACCCGAAGAGATGGATGCGCAAAATGTGCCCGCCCCAGTGCGCGACCGCATTTTGCGCATCCGTGCCCTCTATGCCTGGTGGCTCATCAACCCTCGCAAGAGCGACCAAGAGCTGGTCTATAAAGATATGCACGACTACAAGGTGCAGCGCATGATGGCTTACAACGACCTGCACCTCATCAAGCTCATATTGGGCAACCTGCAAAAAGTGTCAAAAGACTTCGCCCGCTATCGCTTCGACCAGATGATACAGCGCACCTACGACAAGGCCGACTCTATGGGCGATGCCCGAGCCATGGCTGCCGCCGCAGCTGCATACGGCAAATATCACCTGCTCGACAAAGAGGATCCTACCGACAACGGCTACGACCAGATACAGCCTCAGGTCTTCATCCCTACCACCGACCCACGACACTTGGGTCTCAAGCGCATCCCTAACGTGATGCAGACCATCAAGAAGCTCGTCAAGAAATACACCGACAACTCCATGGATCTCGTCAAGATCGAGGCCGAGGACTACGACGAACAGCTCTTGGAATATACACCTACAGAAGAAGTCAAGGAGGACAAAGCACTATGATAGATCAATATCTCAACCCAGCCCAGATGGAGGTCAACCTCATCTCCGCCCGCGACAACGTGGTCGTGGGCGGTCGAGGCATCGGCAAGAGCATTCTCCACGCCACCTTCAACCTGCGCAACATGCAGCGCATGCCTGGCAGCAACGGCGGCTTCGTATCCGCCAACACCAAGCGATGCCTCACCAACACCATACCGTCGATGCTTCAGCACTGGGAGCGATGGGGCTTCCACCGGGGCAAGCATTATCTCATCGGGGTCAAGCCTCCCAAAAAACTGGGATGGCCCGACCCGGTCATACCGCCCAGCAACTGGGAGAACACCATCTCTTTCTATAACGGCTCCATCGGTACCATCATCTCGCAAGACCGCAAGGGTACCTCCAACTCCCTCTCGCTCGACTACCTCGACATCGACGAGGCGAAGTTCATCAACTTCGAACAGCTCAAAGACGAGACCTTCCCTGCCAATCGAGGCAACGTCAACCTCTTCGGCCAGCACTACTACCACCATGGCATGCTCATCACCTCTGATATGCCCGTGACCAAGAAGGGCTCCTGGTTCCTCAACTACAAGAAAGACTGCGACCAGCAGCTCATCGACGCCATCGCCTCGCTCGTGGTAGAGGAGTATGACATACGCAACCGCATCAAGACCTCGGGCCATGTCTCAGGCTATGCCCAGCGCCGACTCCGAGAGATTGGTCAGCTCCTGGCACAACTGCGCTCCAAGGCACTCTTCTATAAAGAGTATTCATCGGTCTATAACATCGAGGTGCTCGGCATGGAGTTCATCAAGCAGATGAAGCGAGACCTCCCTGCCCTCACCTTCCAGACCTCCATCATGTGCAAGCGGCCTTCCATCTCGCTCGATGGCTTCTACTCCAACCTCAGGGATGCCAACCTATACACGGCGCCCAACCTCGCCTACCTCGATGGCTTGGGCTACGACATCGACAAGCTCAAGCATGTAGATTCTAGAATGGATGCCGACGTTGACCCCGACCGCCCGCTGTGCATCGCCTTCGATGCCAACGCCCTGATCAACTGGATAGCCGTGGGACAGGACAACCTGCGGGGCGAAGCCAGATGCCTGAAGAGCATCTTCGTGAAGTATGATGAGAAGCTGCCCGCCCTGCTCGACAAGTTCATGCTGTACTATGAGTACCATCGCTGCAAGGAGGTCAACTTCTACTACGACTCCACCTTCGTGGGCAACAACTACGCCCTGATGAACGATGACTTCCATACCTTCATCACCGACTACCTCACCGACCATGGCTGGTATGTCAACGAGGTCTATCTGGGCAACCCGATGGGACATCTCGAAAAGATGCTTCTGCTCAACCGCATGTTCCTCGGCAAGGCTGAGCATCGCTCGATGATCAACAGCGAGAACAACGAAGACCTGCTCATCTCCATCCGCCTGGCCGGGGTCTACAACGGCAAGAAGGATAAGCGAGGCGAGAAGCTGGCTGAGACCGAGGAGGATAAGTTGGAGGCTCGCACCGATGGCTCCGATGCCTACGACACGCTCATGATTGGCATGGAGAAATACCCTCAGGCTGATGGCTACATCGCCACGGGTTCCATGCTATAGTTTGATTTCTTTAGATAGTACGATTCTTATATAAGTTAGGTGGCTGGCATTCTTGCTTGACCGCCGATAAGGGGAGTGCGCTGCGAAGCGTGTTCCCTTTTTTCGTGCCTTTTGGCTTTTTACATTCCTACAAAAACGTTAACGGTCTTTTACATATTCCGTCTTTTCCAAGGGGGCGGAAGGCGCGCTCGGGCGTAGGGCGGTGGGGGGTGCTATCGCCGACAAAGGGGAATTATTTTCCCTTTGAATCCCTAAAACCACGATAAAATCGGGGTTTTCCAATCCGTGGGTGTGGAAAACCTGTCGCAAAACGACACATTCGGCATCTTCAACCTCGGGGTCGAAGCATGCCAAATGCTGCGATTTCATCGCTCCAAGGTATGTTTTTCCTCCTAAAGTCTGAAAAACATGGTGTTTTTGATGACGCAAATTTTCCATCTTTCATTTCATACGCTATGGTTAAAATTTGCGAATTTTCAAGCGGTAGTGACCGTGATGGCGCTCAAACGTCGCTAAGGCTTAACCACCAAGGTAAGGCAGAGCCTTTTCTTTGCCCGCTTTTCCTGTCCGAGAGCTTTTCCCTTTATCGGTTATCCATCGGTCATTATCTCTTTTTCGGGTGCAAAGGTACGGCGGACGGCATGCACCAAGTACCGATAAATCTATTTTCCAAAAACTTTTCGGCAGCCTTCCGCAATCAGAGATGACGGTTTTCCATAAACTTTTTGCAAAATTCCTTGGCTTTCATACCTCTTCTCCGCTCGTCTGCATCGCACCGTAAAAAGCGACAAAAACGACCGACGGACAGAATAAAAAAAACTCTCAGACGGGCAGGCAAAGACGAGTTCAAATAAAAAAGCTCCTTCCTCCCTCTGGCTAGAATAAAAATTTTAAGCGTATGAAAACTTTCAATTATTACGAGTACAGCTCCAAGCGTTTCGACCGCTCAGCACAAGCAGAGCAAGTGAGAAACTTCATCTTTGCCTTCAAGGATGGAAAGCAGTGGGCGACAGACGCAGCTGCCGATATGGTGGTCAGCTCTTTCGTCAACACCTATGGCGACAAAGCCAGCGACTTCGTGATGGTTTGCGCTCCAGCAGCCAACTCAAAGAAGTACACCAAGCGCTTTTCTCGCTTCGCCCAAAAGGTGAGCCAAGGCGCAAAGGTACAGAACGGAAACGAGCACATTTCCATCTATGGAGAGCGCACAGCCAAGCACTTCAGCACAGACAGAGTGTGTGAGAGCTTCGACTACAGAGTGGCACTCGATAGAGAGTACTTCAGCGGAAAGAAAGTCATCATCTTCGACGACGTGGTGACGAGCGGAGCGACCGCCCGAGAGTTCGCCAACGAGCTAGCCGAATGTGGCGCACAAGTGATGGGAGCGATGTTCCTAGCGAGAACAAAGAGAATGTATAACTAACAAATAACAAAAGATATGAGACAAAATTATAACAATCTTTGTATGGAGGAGAGACCGCAGTACAGAGCCTATAACCAAGGTTTCGACACCCTTACCAACGTTGACTTGATTTCTTTGGTAATCAACAGAGGGGCAGGTACCAAGGACAGCCAAGAGCAGGCACGACAGATTTATAACATCATGGGCAACTCGCTTCGCAACATCGGCAAGGCGAGAATAGAAGACCTGGAAGTGGTACCAGGAATTGGAGACTGCAAGGCGATAGCCCTACAGGCAGCCATCGAGCTAGGCAGACGCTACCAAATGGAAAAGGTAGCGAGAAACACCGACCTAGGCAGCAGCCTGGCACTCTACAACTATCTTCGCCCAATGATAGGCTGCAATGAGACAGAGGGCTTTTGGGTAGTGCTGATGAACCAAAACTTTAGGCTGATAAAGTGCACCAAGCTCAGCGAGGGAGGCATCACCGAGACAGCGGTGGACGTTCGACTGATAATGAAAGAAGCCGTGCTCAACAATGCAACCATCATCGCCGTGGCACACAACCACCCATCGAACAGCACGCAGCCGAGCAAGGCGGACGATATGCTCACGCAGAAGATAGCCAAGGCGTGCGAGGTGATGAGACTTTTCTTGATGGACCATATCATCTTGGCTGAGGATGGCTTCTACAGCTACCACGACAAAGGAAAGCTATAATATATATATATAATAAGGTAAGGGGAAGGCTAAAACCTTCCCCCTCATTTTCCAAAAATTTTCGCCTGCGGCGAAAGCGTCTGGCAAGAGCCAAAAAGCGGTCGAGCATTCTTTATATACCATTTTCCAATCTTTATTGCAATTTTTGTTGTTAAATTTATCATTAAATTTGCGATTTACAAAAAATAACCGTATCTTTGCACCGTGTTAATATAAACAGGATGTGAATTATGAGCAATACAACGACTATATATACAACATACCAAACTGATGGCAGCCCTGTTGTGGCTATACAAGACAAAGGTACTGGCAAGGTTGCATTCGCTGGTGTTACCAATAAGGCTAACTTTTTCAACATTAGTACTGCCGACAGACTCAAGGAGTTGATGACTCGTGCCGTTAACAACCGCACACGTGAGCGCAACTACTTCAAACTATATTGCGAAATGCTTGACGGCAATATTACCGAAGAAGAGTTTGATAAAGAGATTGAAGAGCATGAGGATAAGTACATCATCAAACAAGATAAAGATGCTTCCATTGAAGACATTGAGGTGGCTCTTGAGGTCAGCCCATCGCTCATGAGCATCACCTCGCCTGATGATATGGCTGAGGTATTCTCTTTCAGTGAAAAATCAATGCAAAAAAGTATCCAATAATGGCTATATATATCAAAGAAGGTGAAATCATAGAGGGCAAAAAAGCTGATGTCATTGCCAGAAGGGCTGAGTGGAAGGGACTCAAAGAGGAACCTATCACGGGCAAAAAGATGACATTATACGAACTAGACCGAAATAGTTCCGTAGAAATCACCGAAGCTCTTGAGCTCAACGAAGAGGACAAGAAAATACGAGAAGATCTCAACGTCCATGGCAATGTGGGTGACAAGATACAAGGCGATGCCATCAGGCTTTGGGTTGACTCCAAAAGAAATTCTCTGAAGTTCAATACCAAGGAAGGCATCTCTGGCAGACATGGAGCCAACCTAGTGAGCACAAACAAGCGCACGGTGAGCAAACTCAAATATTCATTCGACAATTATAAAAAACTTTTCAAACACTCGGCTATCGAGTCTAACATTAAAGGACATATAAAATGAACATAGATATTCTTGCATTGTGTGACTTTGCACAAGATAATGACGGCAAACTTACCATCGTGGGCACTTTTGACCACTATGTGGTAAGAAAAGCACCGCTGCCTAAGAGCAACCTCTTCATGGTAGCGAGAGTTAAGATGAACAGCGAGGAAAGCAAACTTCAGCAAGAGTTCTCGGCAGAGGTTACAGAGATGAGCACTGGCAAGATGATTCTTGGCCAGCCCATCAATTCCAAGATTGAGCCACACCCTTCAGATGAGTTTCTCTTCAGCAACTTCATCTTTGAGTTCTCCGACCTCCAGTTCCCTGCAGAGGGCAACTATCAGTTCTCTTTCAAAATTGGCAATGTGGAGAATTCAATCCCTTTAAAAGTTTATTTCCAAAAATAACTGTCAGCCTCGGGTGCGTGAGCATCCGGGGCTTTTTCGTTCCTCACCCCCTTGTTTTATGCTCTAAAACATAAAAAAGTCATTTATTTCAAAATTTCTCGCTTTTTTTTTGGCGGTTCCAATTATTCTTCGTACTTTTGCCATCGGTTATAAGATAGTAGTAATCTACTCAGCGATGGCGACTGTTTCGCCTAGGCTTCACGCCGTGGGCTTTTTTTATGCCTATAAAGTATCATTTTCCCGGCAGCGGGAAAAAGGTCTTTTCAATATGGCGGTTGCATGATCCGTAAGATACTTGCCCTTCGCTGGGAAAGCTACCATCTTATAACCAACGGTGAATGTGACCGCCACCATTGTATTTATACATCAAGGTCGGTCTATAATGGTTATAAGATGGCAATTATGCAGAATTCAATTTTAATTAGTGATGCGCAGGTGAGACCTGCAGGCATCAGCGTAGAGGAGGGTATCAATACCCTCAAGTGTGAAATCAAGAAGCTCGCCAAGACCGAGAGCGAGACCTTCACCGCACTCTGCGACGAGAGCGTGACCTACGGCGAGGTGGTCAAGGCCACACTAGGCTTCGCAGCCTTCATGGCAGTGGTTTTCTTTGGTGGTTATCTGATGGGAGGAGTCGTAGCATGAACACAAACAACGCAACAAATATGCACATGACAGCAGAGGTCTGGAATGCGCTCGTAGAAATGATGGATGTCAACCAGCCCAGCTACTTCATCGAGTACCTAGAGCAAGTCAAAAAGGTGCTTATCTCAGACGAGGTGGTGACCAACTGTGTCGAAGACCTCGGCGGTGCCGACAAAGTGCTACTCATGCTCAACAACTTCGACCACATGAGCAAGCTCTTCAAGACCATCAACATAGCACTGGAGACGAAAGGAGGTGAGGCATGAAACGTATGCGTGTGATGGGCTTCAGTGCTAACAGCGACGAGCAGCAACAGTCAGAGCAAGAGAGCAAGATCGACTATGTGCGCATGGCGCTCGACGCTTACTTCGAGGGCGACACACCGGGCGATGACCCATACAGCCAATGCGTTGACTTCCTATCCTCCAAAGATATACAAGAGGCCATCAGCGGCATGGTCGTCGCTCCCATCCCCGTCATCACCGAGTACATGGTCGAGCACGGCTTCAAGATGAAGTCTGTCGAGGGTGGCAGACTCGTCTGGATAATCAACTGCGCACAGCCCGAAGAGTAAGCAAGACAAGCACATTTTTTTTCATTTACAACATAAAACAGTCTCGGAATGGAGCCTTAGGCTTAACAAGGCGTGGTCAGCTCCATGAGTCGATACCTGGTTGTCGTGATGACAATCAGGTATTTTTATTTTCTCCCCTTCCTTCCTATCTTTGCATCGTTTTAATGAGACATTGATATGATTACAGTTACCAACCAACCATCTTCGCCATTGTTCACCAGTGCGCTCGACTCCTTCTCCTTCAAGATAGGTGGCGAGCGCGCTACCGTTACCATCACCTGCGAGGGCGAAGAGCTGCTCAGCGAGACTTACTACCCAGTGGCTGGCACCATCACCATCTACGACCTCGGCACGCTCATCTCCGATGCCGTGCGCACGACCGTGGTCGCCAAGTGCGCCATCAAGATTGTCGAGCACAATGGCGAGAGCGATGTCGCCAACTGGTCGTGCGAGTTCACCGCCTACTACGCCACCGTTGACATCAACATGTCGTGCCAGTCGTTCCTCGACCAATACTTCCTCACCCTCCTCGATGGTGCCAAGCTCACACAGCTCGGACACCGTGAATATCTCCATGCCGCAGGTGCCGACAGAACCACTGCCGCCGTCACAGCCCGATATTACAAAGACGGCAAGGTCGTGGAGGGCAATATCGCCGCCGATGCCACCCCTACCCATACGGTGAATAACATCACCACCTTCGATGTCTCGCCCGACCGTTACTACGATGCCGACCGTGGCGACCTCTTCGCCTACACCGTCACCGTGGGCAAGCGAGTGCAAGACTTCCAGATAGACCATACCGAGGCGGTCGCCGACCCGGTGCTCCTCTTCACCAACTCCTTCGGGTGCCAAGAGATCTTCTATTGCCTAGGCAAAAAGAAGATTGCACCTACCTTCGAGCGCAAGAGCGCCGTCATCAGCGGCAAAAAGATCAACTACTCCGTCAAAGAGACCCGCACCTTCGAGGGCGACACAGGTGTTATTCCTCCGTCCATGGCACACTTCGCCGAAGACCTGCTGCGCTCCGATGAGATCTATCTGTTCCGTGACTACACACAGGACAAAGAGATTACCTTCACCGACTCCAAGAGCGAGCGCACCAACGAGCTGGATGACATGGCTGAGTTCACCTTCAGCTACCAATATGCCCAGCGAGTCCAGAATGTCGTGTTCAAAAACATCGACAATACGGGCGGTCGCATCTTCGACGACTCCTTCGACGATACGTTCAACTAAAAAACATCTTCAGATATATGGCAGACAAGACACCCAAGGCAATACACATCAACGAGCTGCGCCGTGCCCTCGACATCTCGCGCATCGACCGCTCGCCCGTTGACATCGACTGTTGGAAGGGCGGCGATGGTTCCATCATCCAGTACAGGGGATGGCTCGTCAAGTCCTCATCCTGGCAAAACGGCACCCACACCCTCTACAACCCAGTCAACCACCAGATACGCAAGGTGAGAGACATTTTCATCTTCAGATACAACGACCATTCAATATACTTATAAAGATTATGGCAGACAAAAGCAATAACATAGACATCACATACGCCACCATGGGCGAGGTGCTCGATTACCAGACCTCGTCGCCCACCAGCGGCTTCGTCGAGTCCTCATCCATCTTCGATGATGATGGTACCACACCCACCGTCTCCGTAGAGGTGGACAAGCAAAGATACACCTACATCCCCTTCGGGGCAGACAACAAGCTGCCCTACCAGCTCATCAAAAACATCGGCGAGAGCAGCGTGATGGCGCAAAACAAGCTCTTCAACGTGCTCACCTGCTACGGCATGGGCTTCCAGTACAACGACATCAAGACAAAGCTTCCGACACAAGACAAAGAGGTCAACCTCTTCAAGATGCACAACAACCTCTCGCGCTTCTTCCTCGAGCAAATCACAGACATGAAGTACTTCTTCTTTTGTGTCTCAGCCATCATCCTCAACAAAAAGGGCGATCGCATCGTGGGCATCCGGCACAAAGAGGCGTGCTACTGTCGGTTCACCCAGAGCAAAAACGGTCGCTCCGAATACGTGCTCTATGCCAACTGGCGCAATGCCGTCAATCCCGACAACATCGAGGTGCTGCCACTCCTCGACGAGCTAGACCCACTGGGCGACCTGCAGCAGCGCATGGGGCTCGACGGTCAAAGCGGACAGACCCTGACCAGACAGACGGGTGGAGCAAAGTGCAAAGACAGAGTCTTCGCCATCGTGACTCGCTTCCCTACTCCTGGCAGTCAATACTACCCCGTGCCCTACTACAGCGCCATCTTCCGAGACAAGTGGTACGACATCTCCCGGCTCATCGCCATCGGCAAGATGGCAAAGCTCAAAAACCACGCTGCCATCCCTTACCTCGTAGAGATACACAACGACTATTGGCGTGGCATCTTCCAAGAGGAGCACATCACCGACAAGGCAAAGCAAAAGGAGCGCAAGCTGAAGGAGAAAGAAAAAATCCGCTCCTTCATCTCAGGCATCGAGAATAGCGGCAAGCTCTGGATAGCGGGCTATTACACCACACCTGATGGCAAAGAGGTAAAGATGGTGCGCATCACGCGCATCGACACCTCAAAGGATGGCGGTGACTACAGCGACGACATCGCCGAGAGCAACAACATGCAGTGTTATGCCGACAACATCCACCCTAATCTCGTGGGCGCCACACCGGGCAAGAGCCAAACCAACAACTCTGGCTCAGACAAGCGAGAGCTCTTCACCCTCAAGCAGTCGATAGAGAAGGCGTTCCACGACCTCATGGAGACCGTTCACTGGGTGGTCATCTACTTCAACCACTGGGAGCAGAAGGTCTATCCAGACGTGCCGCTCATCATGCTCACCACCCTCGACGAGAACAAGGATGCCAAGCAAGTTTCCAACAACCTAAAATCAAAGCAACAAGATGATACAGATTGATATAAACCAGTTCGAGCAGCTGCTGCCATTCGTGGCGGCAGCCTCCGAGGATGTCTTCACCAAGATGCAGCCATCCTTCGAGAACCATTTTGACGATCTTATCGCCACCGTCGTGGGCGCAGATGCCGAGCAAGCGGTCTCGACCGAAGACTCGCCCCTGCAGCGCTACGCCAGAGACTATGTCATACTGGCCACCTTCCTCGATAGTCTCCACTCCCACGACATCATCATGACCGACAACGGCTTCGGGGTGGTCTCCAACGACAACATCGCCCCAGCCTCACAGGCTCGTGTCGATGCCATGGAGCACGAGCTTGCCTACAGGCGAGACTACGCCCAGCACAACGTCATCAACCGATTGCGACAGGTCGAGGGCTGGGCTGACAGCTTGCAAGCCTTCAACACCATCCGCTCCTTCATTTGGTCGCCATACATCCTCAACAAGTTCTGCGGCATCCCCGGCAAGCTTACCTTCGATGACCTCGTGGCGCACAAGGGCGAGATAGACCAAGCCGAGACCTTCCTGCGCCGAGAGCTCTCCGATGCACAGATAGACCAGTTGCTCGAAGAGGAGCGCAAGGCTCAGTTCCCGACCACCTCCCATCGGGTCGCCATCATGCGCATCTACGATTTCATCGGGTGCCATATCACAAAAAACGGCGATTCCATCGACCTCAGGGCGAGAGACAAACTCTTCTTCAGCCTACTCTCCCTCATAGACGATAACATCGATGACTTCGCCAAATATAGAGATTCCACCGCCTACAAGGCTAGCCACAATATAGCTTATGAAAACAATGCTGACGACACAACCTTCTTCTTTGCTGGCTGACGGCACGCTCAACCTCCACGTGCCTCACTCCTGGGGCGAGCTCACCCAAGACCAGCTGCGCTACGTGCTCTACCTCCTCACCCAAGGGTGGCAAGAGTGGCAGGTGCGCACCTACCTCTTCGCTCGCTTCGCTGGCATCGAGGTGCTCAACGAGAAAAAAGACGGCTGGCTCTGCCAAACCCAGCTAGACAGTGGCAAGACTGTGCGCTTCTTCCTTCAGCTATGGCAAGTGCAAGACTTCTGCCAAGCCTTCGACTACATATTCGACGGCAAGGGCGCAGACAACCGCCTCGATCATATCGGGCTTTTCCAAGCCGCCGACATCGAGCTGCACGAGTACCCATTTCAACATTACCTCATCGCCGACAACTACTTCCAGCAGTTTCTGCAGTCAGACCAGTCGAGCGACGCACCGCTCAGAGAGATGATGCGCTACCTCTATCTCGATGCCAAGGGCAACCCACCCGAACATATCGAGTGTACGCCAGTCGAGGTGATGGGTGCCTTCCTGTGGTTCATGTGGGTCAAGCAAAACTTTTCCACAAGTTTTCCACACCTCTTCAAGCCAGCTTCAGCTGATGGCGACTACGATATGATAGAGGCGATGAACGCCCAGATCCGTGCCCTCACGGGCGGCGACATCACCAAAGAAGGGCAGATTAGAGACTCAGACGTATGGCGAGCACTCACCGAACTGGATGCCAAGGCTCGCGAGGCTGACGAGTTAGACAAACGATTAAAACAAAAATCATGATCAGTACAGATGTTAAGACTCCCGACACTCAGGTGGGGTTCGATGCCTTCTCTTACTTTAGAGACCTCACCCGCCAAAACAAGCTCACCTCCGAGCTTGGCTTCACTCCAACCACCTGCAGCACCCCTGCCTCGTTTGAGGGCATGCTACAGAATATGGCGAAGAGCAAAAACTTCGTGGTCATCGACGACACCAACGAGGGCAACGTCGCCATCAACGGCGATGGCAGCTATCGCAAGGTGATGACCTATACCGTGTGGATTCTCATGCGATACAAACAGTTCGACATGAACGACCGACAAGAGAAGCTCAACACCTGCCGCAAGATATTCCGACAGTTCCTGAGCAAGATTGTCATCGACAAATACAACTGGCAAGACAACTATAACACCTACACCCTCAGCGACCAGATAGACAGCCGAGAGATAGGTGCCTATTTCATCAACGGTCTCACAGGCGTCGAGTTCCATCTTGACGTGAGCGAGCCACTAGACCTGGAGTATAATTATGAGGAATGGAACGAATGACATCAAGCAACCCGTCTCACAAGAGGACATCTACGCCTACGAGCGAGGATGGGCAGAGGAGATGGTGCATATCTGGAAAGAGAAAATCATCCACTATCGCATCCGACATACCGGTGCCCTCTTCAGCTCTGTCCAAGCCACATCCTTTGGCGGTTCCTCTCGCCAGATAGCCCACAAGTTCCTGCTCTACGGTCTCTACCAAGAGACGGGCACAGGCAATGGCTATTACCATGGCAACCCCGGCGACCTAGAGTTCCTCGACCCTGAGTACCGTGCCAAGCACAACCTCGGCGAGCCACGACAGCGCCGTCCATGGTTCAATCGCAAGTACTACGCCTCCATCATGAAGCTCAACGACATGGAGGGCTACTTCTATGGCGATGAGTACCAGGGACTGATGGCAGACATCTTCAAGCAGATGTTCGGCACACCGATCTAGCGTATTTTTATATAGTTCTCATCATACCTATCTTTGCATCAAAATAAAAAATATGGCAGAAAATAAAGACATCAACAAAATCAGAGAGGCTTTCGAGGGCATCCGTGACGAGAGAGTCAAGCACGCCAATACGGCAAGCCGCATTGGCAACGCCTTCCTGTCCCTGCTCGACTATGCTTCCTCTGCTGACAACGATAAACTCTCCGCCATCAACGACGATACAGCCCATGGGCTCATCACCTTTCTCAAGGGCATCAAGATAGGCAACCTCTTTTCTTTCTCCAAAGAGGGCGACATCATCGCCCACTCCATCGCCACTGATGACTACTCCGAGGCTGGTCAAAAAGGCTTCTGCCTCGCCACAAAAGAGAATGGGGGTTACAAGCTTTGCATCGAAGAGATCCTGGCGTGGGGCTTGGCGACAGTCAGTGCGCTGCACGTCAAGGGCGCTGCTCGTTTTGACGATACCATAGGCTCTCCCGACTTCGTCTCGGGCTTCCTCGATGGCAAGGGCTGGCGACTCGCCAACAACCCCACGACCAACGCTGCCGGGGTGCAAGAGAATAGGTATGGTCTAGAGCTCGATAATCTCATCGTGCGTGGTACCATGCGCATCTTCGAGATGATTATCTCCCAACTCTTGGGCGAGAATGACAACCGCATCTTCACGGCGATGCTAGAGGTTGACCACTACGATCCAGAGACAGGCAGGGTCTATCTCGACACCCACGAGGGCAGGATGTACAACCCATTCCGCAAGGATGACTACGTGATGGTGCAGCAGTACAATGGCATGCCCTCCACCGAAAACAATCACTATGTCACCAAGCGATACGAGCTTATCGTGACAGAGGTGGGCAGCGAGGGCAGTGGCGAGGATATGCTAGCATGGGTCAAGTTCAAGAACTTCACCTCATCGATGGAGGGTGCCACCGCAGAGCAGCTCATCACCAAGCGAGACACTTTTGTTAGGGTCGACAACCTCACCGACCCCGACCGCAAGGGCATCATACAGATGATGACTGTGGGCAGCGATACGCCCTACATGGACATCATCTATGGTCTCAAGACAGACCCAGACAATGCGCTCAAAGGTCGCCTCGGCAACTTACGGGGCATCACCCATCCACTCTTCGGTGCACTATCAGGCTTCGGTGAGTTCCTGCAGAACCTCTACGCCACGGGCGACTTCGTGCTCCGCCGCACAGGTGAGAGCATCGACACCAAAATACAGATGCTGCAGAACCAGTTCGCCACCCGCTTCGCACAGACCTCCTACGAGGCGACAGAGGAGAACAACTACCTCCATAACGGTCAGTTTCTGACGGCGATAGGCTATAACGATGAGCAGCTCATTGATGGCTGGACCATCGACGATACAGACGAGTCCCAGTTCTGGGTCGATGCCAATGGCTTACCTGTCATGGTCAATGGTGCCGCCACCGTGAGTGGCAACCACCGAGTGAGCATCGACAACAACGAGGGTCGCAACATGCTGCACATACAGGACAGCGGCATCAAACAAGCCAATGATCTCATCCGCAAACCCGGTACCCACAAGGAATATACCCAGCCATCGGCAGAAAAAGGCGAGGATGGCATGAACACCACTGGCGATGACTACACCGAGGTGCAAGACACCTTATATATAAGTGCTCGCATCTACGCCAAGACTGCTGGCACCCTCACCTTTGGCTTCGAGGGTTGCAAGGCTGTCGAAGGCAAGACCAACGACCTGTCAGCCCAGAGCGTCAGCGTGCCATACTCGGCAGAGTGGCAGACGGTAGAGCTAAATGGCAAGTGGAATGGCACCGGCGACTTCGTGCTCCGATATACAGGAGACATCTACGTCGCGCTGCTCACCATCACCGACGAGCCGCTCGACAACCTGAGCAAGACCGTCTCGACACAAATACTTCAGACGGCCAAAAACATCAAGCTGCTGGGACAAAACATCGACAAGGTCAATGGTACCACAACTCAGCTCGGCATCGAGCTGGACGCTGAGAAAGAGGCAATACGCCTATATGTCGATAAGAGATACGGCGAACTCAACACAACACTCTCGTCAAGAATAGAGATAGAGGCAGGTCGCATCGACCTCATCAACACCTGGCAGGATAGCACAAACGAGAAAATTTCTGGCATCTACACCGACATCGACAGCATCACTGCACGTGTCGAGAGCGTCACCAATACTGCCAACGGCACCAAGGCGGCACTCGCTGAGTTAAAGATAACGGTCAATGGCATCAATACCACGGTGGGCAAGGCTGCGACAAAAGACGAGCTGAATGCAGCCAAAAACACTTTGCAAGGGACTATGTCTGACAACTACAATGCCCTCAACAGTTCCGTTGCCGAAGCCAGGAGACACGCCGACAGCGTAGGCTCAGACATACGCAACGATTATGGTCCGACTATATCGTTGGTCAGTCAAAACGCCGATTCGTGGTCTTCGGCAGTTGCTCGTTTCGATGCCAATGGCAAGCTCAAAGATACGAGCTATCTTATCACCACCGCTGACTACAACGCCCTGATGAGCGAGCGATTCAATGCCGATGGCACGCTCAAAAACAAAGGTGGCTTGCTTGTGACGGCAGACTACAATGCGCTGACTACAAAAATCGAGGGTGTCGATGGCAAGATTCTATCCGAGGCTACCATCAAGACAATGATTGCCAACGGCATCTCCTCTGCCACCATCACGGCAGACCAAATCAACCTTAACGGTGTGGTCACGGCCAACAGCAATTTCAAAATCAACAAAGATGGCTCCATGGAGGCATTGGCGGGCAAGATCGCTGGATTCACTATCCAGGGCACGGGTCTGACAAACGACCCATTTACCAATGATGCATACATCATATTTCGCAACGATACCCATAAATGCTTTGCGGGCATCGGTGGCAACGTACTACCAGCGTCATCAGGACAGCGTGCGGTGGCTCGATTCGAAAATGAGGACAGCAGCGACTGGTGGGGGCTTGGTTACAATATCGCAGCCATACTCTCGGCTAAAAACGGTGCCTATAATTTTGCTTTCACAGGTGCTGGCAATGGCGTACTCAATGGATGGATAGGTGGATATAAGTATAGCAGATATGCGCTTAGCACAAAAAACACCATCTATAATGGCTATGCCAAGATTTCTGAGAATAACGTCTGGCTCATCTACAGCTACGTCTCGTCAAGCGGCATAACGCTGCCAACACTGTCTGAGGTGCGCAGCGCATTAGGCTGTGGCTCATCTACCAACTTCGCCGTGACATTTACGGTGGTCGCTGAGCCAGGCACGACAAACTTCTTCATTTATGGGCGCAACAAGATCAAAGACAAAAGCGATTCCTACGCATGGAACAAAGAGGAGTTACCTTTGATTCTCGATGAGAACTGCGGCAACAAAGATTACATAGAGATGGGACAGGGCGACAGTGCGACGTTCCTGCTGGTCTATAACTCAACCATGGGCAACAAGGTGAGTGACTACACGACCAAATACACAGCGCGCAAGCTGAACCACGCATATTAATTTTAAACTTAGACAGATATGAAAAGAAATTTTAAGGTCGCCATCCGTAACTACAGGGGCGGGGTGATGACAGACAGCAACGGACAGCCTCAGATGATGAATGAGGTGCTCGGACTTCATCTGTTCAACGGAAGCAATAACAGCGTCAAGGCTGATGATGAGTCTCTTAAGAGAGCCTACAACCTGAGTGTGCAGATGCACACTAAACCAAGTGAGGTCGAGTGTACGACCGAAGACTTAACCATGATCAAAGAGGTCGCCAAGGCTTCCTTGGTGCCAGGGGTATATTGTCAGATTGTTAAACTAATAGAGCAAGATTAATTATGAAGGTAGAGTCAACAGTTACGACAACCGACATCCAGGAGATTGAGGTTGTTACAGGCGTTTTCGTCAAGTTCACCAAGACAAAGCGAGATGACAAGGTCTCTTTTTCCGGTGAGGTCTATAAACGTACAGAGTCCAAAGATGATGCACCAGCCTCCGAGAGCGGTGCTGGATACATCAGCTTTATGGATACCAACCTCTCATGTCGCATCAACACTGCCGTGCTGAGCGATGAAGAGGCAGGGGCTGTCTTCGCCAAGATTGCCGAGTGGAAACAGGACATCTTAAAATCATAGCCTATGGGCATAGAGAATGACACAGAGTTCGAGGCGCTATGCGCCCGGCTCTTACCTAAGTTCAACGAATATCTACAGCGGCACAGCAAGAACATCTTCTCTTGCGAGCTCGCCACCTCGCTCGATGGCATCAGTACGATGCCCGCCCTCTACAGCAAAGACGGTGTGCAAAAGCAAGTCATCGCACCGCTGTCACTCTTGACTAAAGATGTGGATATCCGCATCGAGGAGGCGAAACAGGCGACAGAGGAGGCCAACACCGCAGCTGGCAAAGCCAACGATGCGGCGGCTAGCGTCAACAAGGCGACAACTGACCTCACCGCCGAACGCAAAAAGGTAGAGGATGCGGTCAGTGCCAGCAAGTCGCAGACCGAGGCTGCCAAACAGGCGACCGAAGCCACGCTCTCTTCCAAGGCTGCCATTGAGAGCAACGAGGCCAAGAGACAAGCTGCCGAGCAGACCCGACAGTCCCAAGAGCAAGCTCGCATGGATTCAGAGATCAAGCGAGCGACAGCCGAAAATGCTCGCATAGCCGCCGAGGCGGGTCGTGTCACCGCCGAGAACAAGCGCATCGATGATACGCTCACAGCCCTCACCGAGAGCGAGAAGCAGACCAACCTAGCCCAGGAGCTCAACGACCATCCACCCAAGATGGGCGACAACGGCAACTGGTGGCAGTGGGATCTCTCCAAGCACACCTATGTCGATACAGGAGTCATCGCCCGAGGCGGTGCCATGTATCCGGCGTTCCGTCAACGGCGCAACAAACTCCTCATGATCGACTACGGCAGTCATGTCGCTGAACACGTTGTCAAGCGCAGAAACAAGTTAGTCATTAAAGTATAAATCATTATGGCAGATAACACAAACATCATTATCGTGGGCAATGTCGCCTTCACCGACCAGGGCACCTGGCAGTCGGGCTACTCCTATCAAGATGAGGATGGCCAGACCGTCAAGGGCTACGACGAGGGCGACATCGTTCACACATCGTCAGGAGTCTTCGCCTCCCTAGAGGATGGCAACACGACGACTCCTTCAGATACCAACGCCAAGTGGCGCTTGTGGCTCGACAAGACACCGACCGTCAGAGCGCAGGGTGCGGCCGACGATGCCAACAAGGCGGCTAACCTCGCCCAGAGCGCAGCCAAGGCGGCTGGCGAGCAGGGCGAGGCTGCAGCATCACAGGCAGCCTTGGCAGAGACCAAGGCTGCAGAGGCTGACGCGGCATCCAAGCGAGCCGATGCCAAGATAGCGCAGATGGATGGTCTCGCCGCTCAGATAACCACAGGCTTCATCGCGCCAGCTCGCATGAACCTGACCTATCTCCCCGAGATAAGCCTACGCAACAAGGTGGCTCTGCGCATCGCTGTGCAGATCCTGCCGAGCTACCTCCCTCAGAGCGTGCTCTTCCAGCGAGCCGAGGGCGACTCGCTCGTGGCAGACCCAAGCGGCAACCTCATCATCAAGGGCGAGGGCACCACCAAGTTCTGGGTCATCCCCACCGCCAACACACCGCTCTGGCAAGAGGTCAGCATCACCGTGCGCCAGCCTCGCCTTCGCCTGTCGGCATCGGGCAAGCTTAGAAAAGTTGGTGATAAATTACGCATTGTTTAATCGATTAAATATAATTTTTATTATGGCATTAACATCAGAAGAAGAGAGTAAGCTCAAGGCTATCATAGCCGCTTTCGATGGAGGTCAACAGGTTGACGACCTCCCACAGTCAGACATGAGCGCCACTGACAAGATTGTCGAGGTCTTCGACAAAAAATCCGGCAGGTCTGAGCAGATGTCGCTCAAAAGCGCCGTCCAAATGGGACAGCATCCTTGGTGTGGTCGAGTGTGGAACCTCGACAATGCAACCCCTAAAGCCGCCACTTATGTGGGCTCGCTAGAGTTACTGCAGACCCTACCAACGGAGCTGGGTCTGGGCTGTTATCTGGTCAAGAATGACCACTCCCGTCGCAAGCTCGACTCCAAAGACCACCACAAGTATGCCACCGGCGAGACAGCCAAGCTCGATGGCTCAGAGGGGCACTACCAGTGGGGCTGGGGCAAGGAGTGGTACATGGTCATCAAGACCGTGGGCAGACTCCATTACGAGATGGTCAGCCCTACGCCGATACCAGGCGAGTACAATTACAAGATACCTGTGGGCAGCATCTCCGCCGCTGGCTTCGCCACGCTAGAGCGCAGCACAGGCAAGCTGGTGAGCTACATCAACGAGGGCACAGACTACCGAGGCGGCAACAACGACTCCACGTTAGATAACACCAACCGCACCATGCTGGGCAAGGCTGCCACCAACCAGACTACCGAATACTGGCGTGCTGCTGCCCGCAAAAACGGCACAGGCTGGCTCTGCACCACCATGCGCCACACCTCTGCCATCTCCGTGCTCTTCGGGGTCATCTTCGGCACCCACTACGACCAGGATGCCGTCAACAGCCAAAAAGATGCCAACGGTCTCTACCAGGGTGGTCTCGGCGCTGGCGTGACACAGATGCCTGATTGGGGTGGTTACAACGGCTATCGCCCTGTCGTGCCGATGTCGGCTGGCATCGAGCTTGGCGACGCTTGCGGCGAGGCGAGCTACGAGGTCAAAAAAGACGATGGCACCGTGGTCTATACCGCCAAGATACCATCCTTCTTCGGCTACAAAAATGGCTTCGGCTTATTGTGGCGACACATGGATGACGAGCAGGTGCGTTGCAACGAGGACACTTCCGTGACCCATCTCGTGGCACCGTCCATCTACGGCACGTGGACGATAGGTTCCACCGATGGCATGGTGGCTTACAGCACCTCGCCGACCAAGGGCGAAGGCTATATCAAGACGCTCTCGATGGAGCATCTGGAGAACTTCCCGACCGCCACGGGCGCATCCGAGTCAACCTATTGGACTAGCTATTTCTGGAATACTAGCGGCGCTACATCCGGTTTTCGTGTCTGCCTTCGTGGTGCTTACGCTGACAATGGTGGTCCGTGCGGTCTTTCGGCGCTCAGCGTGGACAGTGCTGTCTCGAGTGCCCTTGTGGACTGCGGCGCCGCCCTCTGCGAAGCAGCATCCGAGTGGTCCGTTGAACCCGTGTATTACGAGGCGGCCTAAGAGACTACATCAGTTTGCTGGGTGTGCATCGGTTTACTGGGTGTGCAAAAGAGACCTGAGCACCCTCGGCGAAGCCGAAGCACCCAGCGAGCGTAGCTCGCCTTAAGTTACCGCCTGTGGCGGTCGGCGACAAAAAAAATATCAATAAAAACATCAAAAAAGCTCTTTGACATGCTTCCATACCGATTATTTTTATTACCTTTGCGGCGGTTATGATACCAGGGTGTGACCCTAGGTGCCGGTTTTCGTGTCTGCCTTCGTGGTGCTAACGCTAACAATGGTGGTCAATGCGGTCTTTCGACGCTCAACGTGAACAATGCTG